ATGACCCTAACTTCACAAATGAAATGTTAGAAGAATTTTGTTTGGACGAAAGGGGTATGTTAGATCAAAAATTATACAGCAATTTATTTAAAGAAGATGGTATTAGAAAAGAATACGAGTCTCCTCGTAGCTACTTGAGAAAAGTTCATAAAGGTAATTTCGAGCAGCCTCTATTTTATAATCAATCTCAAAATTTTATGTTGTTCGGTTCCAGAGGTTTTGGTAAATCTTATTTGTCTGCTAATATTATAGCGCATGAATGGCTTACTGATGGAGCTACAGAATACAGTGATTTTACAAGAAAGAATCCTAATGCTGTAGAAGTAATTGTTGGAGCTGAAAATGCTAAATATTCTTCCGATACTTTAAATAAAACTAAGTTAACTATAGAAAAATTGCCAGGCGAATATAAAGCTGGTGATATTATTTACCCTTCTCCTTTAGCTAAAAATTATACAGGATCGTGAAAGCCTGGTTATGAAATAACAGCTAAATATAAAAAGAAAGTAGGTGGTAAGTGGGAAATAAAAGGAAGTGGTTCTATGATTAAAAATAGAACATTTAAAGATAATCCTTTTGCAGTACAAGGTACCCGTCCAGGTCTAATGCTTTTAGAAGAGGTGGGTATGTTTTCAAACTTAGAAGAAGTTTACGGCGCTACTGTAGAAAACCAACGTGAAGGTATCAACAAGTTTGGTACTACTATATTCACAGGTACAGGTGGTGACTTTGAAGGTGGAGGTACTAGGGATGCGTATAAAATGTTCTATAACCCGCAGAACTTTGATATTTTACCATTCGAAGATGTATGGGAAGCTAGACCTAACATAGGGTTTTTCTTACCAGCTTATATGGGTTTAGATCAGTTTAAAAATTCAAATGGGTTTACTGATATATTATCTGCCAAAAATTATTTGGAAGAACATAGATTTAAATTACAAAAACAAGAGGGAGCTGCTGAACAATTAAGGCAAGAATTACAATATAGGCCTATCAAGCCCTCTGAAATGTTCTTATCCAAATCAGGTAATATATTTCCGATAGCAGAATTAAAACAACGATTGGAGAGTTTAGAAAACAATCCTCATCACCATATGTTAGAAAAGAAAGTAAAACTTCTCTTTGATAGTAAAAAAAAGTATGGTGTAGCTTATCAGATTGATTCTACTAATGAACTTATAGCTATTAACGAGTATCCTTGAGGTACAGATAAGTCTAGAGAAGGCTGTCCAGTTATTTACGAATTTCCTCGGTCTAATAAAGATGGAATAATTCCTAAAGATTTATATGTTATAGGACATGACCCTATAGCCTCTGATACGACAACTGGTGAATCTTTATCGGTTACTGTAGTTCTAAAGACCAAAGAACATTGATTAGAACATGGGCACGATGAGATTGTAGCAATATACGCTGCAAGACCTTATTTAGGTAGAGAAGTAATAAATGACAACTTATTGAAATTGTCAATGCTATATGGAAATGCTAAGATATTCTATGAGAATAACGTCGGTAATACTAAAGAGTTTTTTGAAAAAGTAGGAAGATTAGATTTATTAGCTAAATCTCCTCAAACTATATTTTCAAAAAGAGCTTCTTTTGCTGGGGCTCCTACTAACGATTATGGCTATAGTATGGCTAATAAACAAAAGAAGTTGGACGGTCTTTTATATATAAAGGATTGATTGTTAGAAGAACGAGGTAAAAATACAGACGAAAATTTATCCCAGAAAGAAGGAAGAATTATTAGAAATTTAGATCGTATATGGGATAAAGCACTACTGCAAGAATTAATATCTTTCAACTTAGAGGGTAACTTTGACCGCGTAATGGCATTTATGGGTTGCGTTTTTGCTGTAAATGAAATGTTCAATCAATACAAAGCTTCACTTGAAAATGCTTCTGTTGATAATGATAGAAACGGGTTGAATCTTGAATTCTTAACAGACAGTAAAAGATTATCTAAGTTAGATATATCTTGAGATAAATTTTAAAAAAATTATTATAATGCGTACACTTTCTAGTATTCCAAATCAACGAGTTTCGTTAGCGGAAAAAGAAAAAAACGATTACCAGTTAATGAAAGACACTATGAATTATTTTATCAATAGTTTTTACTCCCAAAGTATGTATTATGATAAAGATTCAAGTTCTTACCAAGATAGAGATCAACAAAGAAAGATTTCTAATTATATGCTTTTCAATAATGAAATAAATCAGGAAGATTTTATTAGAGAGATAAATACTCATGGATTTTCAGCTGATTATTTCAAAGAAAAGAAAATTCAACCTTACAATAAAGCAGCTAATAAAATACAAGTCTTATTAGGTGAAGAATTAATGCGGCCTAAAAAGTTTAGAAGTGTCATTTTAAATAAAGATGGTTTGAATGAAAAAGCCATTCAAATGGAAATGAACATAAGAGATCATATAGATTCTTTCTACAATGAAGTTAGGAATTTAATAGCTCAGGGATTACAACAACCTGAAGGTCAGCCTACGCCAGAACAAGCTAAGGAATTAGAAGATAAGATAAATCAAACCTTAGAAACCTATCTATCAACGAAAAAACTAAACAATATTAAGAATAAATCTATCATTAGTCAAATAGAATTTAAAGCCCAAATGTTTGCTACAGGACTTTCGAGAACTTTGTCTCTATGGGATAAAGCTAATGATGCCTATAAACACGCATTAATAGGTGGCGAAGAAATAGTTTGGGTAGGTATAGTTAGAAATAAACTAGTAGTTGATGTAGTAAATACAATAGGATTTATACATGATAGAAATGAGAATGTTAAAAACATAGAAGATAAAATGTGGGCAGGCCGTAGAGGTATGATTAGTAAAGCGGAAGCTTTAGCTAAGTGGTCTGATTACTTACCCAAAAAGACAATCAAAGAATGAACTGAAGGCACATCATCTAATAGCTCTATGAGCAAAGGAATGACTAGTGGTGCCATGAATATGCCTTTTGATAACGATCTTCAAAGAATAAAAAGTTTTTCTGGCAACAATAGATTAGAGTTCGGGCAATATGATTTCATTGATTACGATGATGAAATGATAGAAGAAATTCACTTGGAATGGAAAAGTTTAAAAAAGACTTATTTTGTAGAATTCATCAATGAATACGGGGACCCTGATATTAAACAAGTATCTGAAGATTTTCATATACCAGACTACGCTCAAAAGGTAACTGAATTGAAAGATGGGGTAGAACGTAAGATTTTCTATTTTGACGATCAAAAAGTATATGAAGCTTGGGTAGAAGAAACTTGGCAAGGAGTCAAATTAGGAACTGATACTTTTGTAGATATAAAACCCAAAGAATATCAGTTTAGATCTATTGACGATCCTTATACAGCTAAGTTAGGTTATATAGGAAATATTTATAGTAATATGAATGCCCCTGCTGTATCTCTGATGGATAGAATGAAATCATTTATCTACCTATATATTCTTGTAGCACATAGATTGAAAGAATTTATAGCTCAAGATAGGGCCCCATTAACACACGTAGATATAACAATGATTGACCCAAAATTAGGCATAGAAAAAACTATGTACTATATGGATCAACTTAACATAGATTTTTATAATCCGCTTATCAATGCGGAAAAACCAGGAGCTCACGCTCGTGGTGGAAAAGTAACAGGTACATCTGAAAGAAGTACCATGTCTCACATAAATAATTATATATCTTTATTGGCGGCCTTGGACGACAATATTTCTGATGTAGCGGGTATTACTAGGCAGAGAGAAGGTCAAACTTCCCAATATGAAGCTGTAGGTAACAATCAGCAAGCTATTATTCAATCTGCGCATATAACTCAAATATACTTCCATACTCACGAAAGGATATGGGAGAGAGTGATGAATAACTTAATCAATATAGCTTTAAAATTAAAACGTGATAAGAAACACGTAGAACAATTTGTTACTGATTCTCTAGATGTAGTATTATTTGAAATACTACCTGAGGATTTTGATTTGTACGATTTTGGTATATATTTTTCAAATTCTCAAGAAGATGAAAGAATGTTTAACAGAATTGACCAATTAACACAATACATGTTGTCTTCAGATAAAGCTTCTATCGAAGATGTTATTTCTTTGATGGAATCTCAATCAATATCTGAATTAAAAGATAATATTAAAAACGCTGAAAGAAATAGAGCTGAGATGGCTAGTCAAAGCATGCAACAACAGCAGCAGCTGATTGAACAGCAAGCTAAATCCGATAAAGATACGTTAACTCATGAATATGAGTTGAAAGAAAAATTAGAGAAAGTTAAAGGAGAAATACAGATTAAATTAAAAGAAATGGAGGTATTTAAATACCAACAAGATTTAGATTCGAATCAAAACGATGTTCCCGATCACCTAGAAGTTGAAAAACTAAAGCTAGAAGAAAAGAAACATGAAGATTCTTTAACTTTAGAAAGAGAGAAAATAGCAGCTCAAAAAGAGATAGCTAAAGACAAAACCAACAAACAACAAACTTCTAAAAATTAATAAAAAAATATGGGACAAACATTTGACGATTTCGTAGAGTTGGGTTTTACTGCAGATGATTTTTCAGATGATGTAGATAACGATGACGAAGGAGGTAAAAATGACGGTTTACCAGCTGACGACGGACTTTTTGATTTTGATGCCGATGAGGCAGCATTGTTAGCTATAGTTGAAAAACTAGATAAAGCTGATAAAAAACCAGCTGATTCTGGCGCTGATGACAATGACGACGACGATGCTGACGACGATGACGCAGACAAAGGTAAAAATTCCGATGTAGATCTTGATTTATCTTTAGAGAAAAAAGAAGTAGAAAATCTAGTTGAATTTCTTAAAAATAACAAATGGATTAATACTTCAGAAGATTTTAAAATTGAAGAAGGGGATTCTGTAACTGATGTGTTTTCAAAATTGTTCGAGGAAAATTCGGTACAAACTATGAAAGCCGCACAGATTTCTTTTCTAGATTCTTTATCTGAAGATATGAAGTTAGCTGCCAAGTACTCCTTAGTAAATAAAGGAGCTACTTTTAATGATTTTATAGATTATTACAATAATAATATTTCGGTTTCAAATGGGGAATTGGATCTTGCGCAAGTGAATCTTGAAGAAGAACAAGATCAAATTAATGTTTTTAAACATTATTTAAAGCAAACTACTCAATACTCTGATGATAAAATATCTAAGCAAATTGAACTTTTAAAGAAATCAGGCGAACTATACGGGGAATCAAAAGATGCTCTGTCGGAACTGGTAGCTTTGGAAGCTAAAGCTAAAATTGATTTTGAAAAAAGTCAAGATGAATATCAGAAAAGTTTAGAAGAAGCCGAGAAAAAATCTAGATTAGCCATACAAAAAGCACTAAGCGAAAATAAAGAATTACAACCCGAAAGAAGTAAAAAAATAGCTAACTTTATAAACAATAAAATAAAACTAGAAAACGGAGTAGAAACTAATCTACTTTGGAAAACCGTCTTAGAACTTAGTAAGAACAGCGAACATTTAGTTCAATTAGCTGATTTAGTAATTGACTATGATCCAGAAAAAGGATTAAATTTAGACAGACTAATTGCCAAAGGTAAAGCTAAAAAGACTAGAGAAATCAAAGACGATTTAGATAACAAATCTAAAAATCAACCTCCAACTGGAAACCCTAGAAAAAGAAATCCCCCAAGTTTTGATTGGGAGGCTTGGGCATTAGGAGGTTTATAAGTTTATTACCAACAAAAAAATTATTTATTCATTTTTTATATATTATGAATGCACAATCACGTTATGTTACCAGAATGTACGAAGGTTTTGGTGGCAATTTTATTGATTCTCAATACCTAGGCGCTTCTTATGATTCTGGCAAGCCTTATGTATTTGAAAACTTGCTCCGTCGTGTTTATTCCGCTAAGAGCAGATTTATTGGCGCTAAGCCTCTTTTGGATATGGTAGGTCGCTCAGGTGTAAAAACTATCCCTACGGAAATCTATCGCTACCAACTTGTTGGCGCAGAATACAAGTGCGCTCGCGTTATGGAGAATATGGAAAGTGGCAACGTAGCACCAGGTTTGAATGGTACTACTTTCCGCGTTAAATTGGACTTGGATTATTTCGATTATCCAGAAGTTTTGTTTGGCGAAGATCCTGAGTATCCAGCACAAATTGTACAGAAAATTAAAGACGGTACCGGTACTATTTATGTACTTAAACTGCAAGGCGATAATCCTGATCGTTACTTCCCATCTTGGATGTTGGAACCAGGTCGCGAATTTACTAAAGTTTGGACTTCTGTTCAAAGCGAATACAACGAATACTTCGGTGGTCAACAGTACCCTGATATCTTCAAACTCGAAAATCAAGTTAGTGCCTTTGGTCAGAAATTGACTGTAACTGACAAAGCTCTTCGCGATCAAGGTCGTTTGGGTGTAACTATTTTGGCTACTGACGAAAATGGTAAGACGCGTAAAATTGATCGCTTTGTTCCATACGCAGAAAGCAAAATGTACGATGAATTGTATCGTAGCATGGACGCTCAGATGCTTTATGGCAAAAAGCAAACTCAACAAGGCCCCAATGGTTACTGGGTAAAAACTGGTTTTATATTCTATTTAATAGAAGGAGCCACGTCAGTTAGTAATAACTGAATGAGTATTTCCTTAATTGCTGGGAACCCTAAGTGCAAAGTGCATATGGAAATCAGCAGCCAAATTCTTTAAATTAAAAAAATGATCACAACTTTGCATTATAAGATAGGACAACAAATAGGAGATTTTACTATAACGTCCTACGATGATAAAAAAAGTTTATATACTTTAAAATGTAAGTGTGGAAAAACTTCAACAGGTGGTTCTGATTTAGTTACCACAAAATTAGCTAATATTTTAACTGAAGGATTTACAGCTTGTGAATCTTGCGTATATAATTATCGGTTAAAATATAAAAAAGACTATGAAACTAATTCTGAAAAATGAACATTTAAAGATGTCCATAGAGAATACGTGAAAAAATCTAAATCAAGAAATATCGAATTTTCGTTGTCTTTAGAAGACACTTATGAAATGTTTTCTCAACCTTGCTATTATTGTGATAGACCTCCTTCTAATATAAGAACTAGAAGTTCTGGAGTAAAAGTTACGTATCAAGGTTTGGATAGAGTTAATAACGAAAAAGGATATATAAAAGATAATGTAGTTCCTTGTTGTAAATATTGTAATTCTTTTAAATTAGATAGGACACAAGAGGAATTATTTACCCATGTTGAAGAAATTTATAAGAAAAGGTTCAACGACTAATCTCGTAGGAGATGTAGAGACAAGTGTCTCGAAATAGGAAACATCCTACCAAGTAATGTTGGGGATGAAGATATAGTCTGGTCTGCATAGAAACATGCAGTAGTTCGTAAGAGAACAGTATAGTAGTAACGAAACTATATGAACACAACGTCTGGGAATTAGCAGCAGATACATTGCGTAATACTATTCTTAGTGCAGATTCTCTAAATAATGTCAAGTTAGACATTACAGAATTTCATAGTCAATATAATCAAGGTTTAGATCAGTTTGAAATTTATACACCTGCTGGTAACATGCTTGTAGATAAATTTAAGCCCGAATCTTATTTTGATATTATGATGTACTCTTATGTACTTCCTTATGAAACAGAAAAAGATGAAACTAAAAGATTTAAGTTCATTACTGTTAAGAAAGAAGGATATGATGGCAGAGCTATGGGATTGTTTTTAGATATTGCTAAAGAAGGTATGATTCCCAACGATATGAATTTGGTTATCGGAAAACTTAAAGAATATCTTAATATTAAATAACAACAATGAGGGTAATTATAACAACAGGAGAAGAATATTGTAGAGGAGAAGA